TAAAATTAACAGCAAAAGCAACTGCAGCAACAACAGCGTTTGATGCTTCTGTATTTGCAGGTGCTGATTTAGCTATACAAGAAACAGAAAAAGAATTAGGACTTAGAGCAGGGTACGATTTTAAACGAACAGGTTTAACTGCTGTTATGGGTGGTGGATTAAGTTTATTACCTAATGGTCTTGCAAATTATGGTGCAGTAAAATTATTTTCTGATATAAACTATAATGCAAAAAAAGTTGATAGCCCTACTTTAAAAAAGACATTAAATGATATTGACGATACAGGCAGTGTTGAAAAAGAAGTTACAGAAGAGATTTTAGATTTTGATGAACTAGGCAAATCACAAATAGGTAGACAAAAAAGAGTTATACTTGCAGGTGAGCAAGATAAAAAAAGTATTTTATGGCAAATACAAAGAGCCAAACAAAAAGTTTTTGATAAAGATAATTTTTATAAAGTATATCAAAAAGTATACACAGGAGTAACAGGTTCTGTTAGAGGTGGTAAAGCAGCGTTTGATGTTCAACGACCTGTAACAGATGCTGTAGAAAAAGCTGTAAATGAAGGACGTTATGCAGATATTGGTGATGAGTTTTTAGACCCATCACAACTATCATATTTTAAAAGAAAAGATATAGCGGCTAGTTCACTTCGTGCAGAAGACTTTATTGAAAATGGTGTACAGGTTTTAAAATTAGTTGTTGACCCTAAAACAAAAAAAATTAAATCAGAGTACGTTGCTACAGGAAACAAAGGTTTAGAACAGATACTAAAAGAGTTTGATAACTATGGCGAAGCAGACATATTTGCAAAGTATGTTCTTGCAAAACGAAGTCAAGCAATACTAGCAGAAAATGATAAGATACTTGCAAAAAATCCAAATGCAAAAGTTCAAGATACACCTTTTACACCTAAAGATAAAATTAAAATAAAAGGTAAAAAAGCTACAGCTGCAGAAGTAGCATTAGAAAGACAAAGATTAGCAAAAGAAAATATTCAAGAGCTTCTTGATTATGCAGAACTAACACCAGACGCATACAAAGCTAAATACACAAAAGATGGTGTAGCACCAGAAGGTAGAAATTCAAATCTTGATTATGTAAAAGGTTTAACAGAATGGAAAGCGTTTTATGATGATATACTAGATTATTCTGTTAGTAAAGGTATGCATAGTGTAGATGAAGCTGCAGCAATGAAAGCAGCTAATCCATATGGTTACATACCAATGCGAACTGTAAATAAACTAGAAATAGAGATGGTTGACCCTGGCACAACTAAAGTAATAGGTGCTGTTCCTGGTTCGGGTACAACTAGAAAACGTAAAAAACTTATCACTGGTAGACAAGCATTACAAAAAACAACTATTGCTCCATTAATTAGAACTAGTATTGAGTATGTTAATCACGCAATAAAAGCAGCAGATGCAAACGCAGAAAAATTAGTATTCTATAATAGCTTAGATAAATTAAACAAAGCAGAATCTGCTTACATAGCATCCCCTGCAAAGTTAGGTAAACAAAAACAACAACAAGTTTTTATAGACCCATTAATAAAAAAATTAAAAGCACAAGGCATTGAAATAGACCCTGCTAGTGCAAAAGCATTAAAAGATTTAAAAGATAAAGATACAAAAATGTTTACTATGGGATTTCAAAATTCCATAAGAGATGCAGATGGCAAAGTATATGATGTGTTCTACAGAAATGGAGAACGAGAAATATACGAAGTAAAAAGTGCATTAATGCAAGATGCTATTGGCACATTAAAAGGGCCATCAACTGCAATGGAACAATTTATATCAAAAGTATTTAGTGTAACTAAATATGTTGGCAGGTTGCCTGCAAGAGCAATTACATACTCACCACCATTTGTAGCATTTAACTTTATTCGTGATAGTTTAAGTGCAACAATAAACTCTGCTTTTGGTGTTAATCCATATTACTCTATGAAAGGTTTTATGATGACATTTGCAGGTAATGCAGATGGCACTAACATGACAAAGTACATTAATGCATACAAACGTAACAACGAATTTAGAAATTCTATAGTAAATGGTTTAGGACAATCTACTAGACTGGATGTAGAAAAATACGCAGGATTAGATGCATTAGATGAATTAGGGAAAAGTTCTGCAAGTGCATGGTACAGAAAAACTATTAATCTTATGAAAGGTAGTGTTTTTGGTAGAGGTGCAAAAGGTTATGCAGAATTAGTATCAAGAATAGAATATGCATCTAGATATGCAGAGTATGACCTTGCTAGAAAATATGGTGTAAGTTCTACATTTGCATCCATAGCAGGTAGAGAAGTGTCTACGGATTTTGCAATGCGTGGGTCTTCTACATGGCTAAACAATTACGCATCTGTAACAATGTTTTTTAATGCAGGATTACAAGGATTTTACAGAGGTGCTCGTACATTTGTTGAAGGTGAAGGCACAGGTAAACAAGCAGGCATTGATAGAATTATTAAAAGACGAGCAGGTATTATTGCAGGTAAAGAAGCATTAGGGGATGTGTCTAGATTTGGAGACATAAATACTAGGTCTTTGTTATTTATGGGTGGGTTTGTTGTAGGCCCAGAAATAATGTTTCATTTACGAAACAGAGATTTACCAGAATATCAAGACGTGCCAGATGAAGTTAAACAACTCAATTTATTATATCCTGTTTTTGAAGAACCAAAAGAAGATGGTAGTCATCTGCACATGGATGGCTCAAGAAAAGTAAAACATTTTTTTGCTTTACCAAAACCATATGACTTTGGTGTATTTGGAAATATTGCTACAGGTATATACGAAGGTATAATGAAAAAAAGTCCTGGTGTAGCAGCAGAATATGTTGGACAATCTTTTGCACAAATTATGCCTGGACTAGCAGCACCAACGTTAGCTAATCCTTGGATACATATTATGTTAAATAAAAACTGGTTAGGTGATGAGATATTACCACATGGTTACAGAAGATTACCAGAAGGGCAACAATTAAAGTCTAATACAAGAGCTAGTGCAGAATACATGTCAAATTATATTCGTATGCTTACAGGTAAAGCTAAAGAAATTAGAACAGGTGCTGACGAAATGACATACAGAGGCACAACGATATCGCCTATAATTTTAGATTACATTATGGCAGGATATTTTACAGGCATTGCTAGTTATCCATTAGATTTATTTGACGCTGCATTATATGATGAAAACAAATTTGGTGAAAAGCCAACACGTAGAGGAGATGTAGCAGACCTTGCAAAAGAACCATGGAGTATTGTTACTAGAAGATTTAAAGTAGATGTTCCAGTAAAAAACTCTAAAGCACTTCAAACATTTTATGATATACGAAATAAAGCAAGAAAACTAAAAGCAGGAGTAGATTATAATTTAAATGATTTATCTTCTGTGTTAGGTTTTAAATTTACAGATGATTTACAATATGCAGAAGTACAAGAAGGCATATATGTTAGTAATTGGTTTGATACTGTGTCTCAAATATTAAAAAGTAATAGAAACCAAATAACTATTATTACAAAAACAAAAGACTATAAAGGTTTTTCTGATAGGCCTGCAGATTATGTAGGCATGTCAGAAGCAGATATAAAAAGAAAAGATATTAATTTATTAACACAATTAAATAACGACATTGCAAATCAAGTATTACAAGACCTTAGAAATGCAAACTTTGAAACAATAGAAAAAGATGTATTTGGGTACACCACTTATGATGAAAGTAAAAAATCTATTAAAACAAAAACTAAACCTGGCCTTGATACTAGTTTTGTTGACGAGTTGTTTAAGTAATATGGATATATTAATAAAAGAAAAACCAAGAGCACCAATAGACTACACAGAAGATGATGTAGAGTTGCTAGCTAGAACTATTTATGGTGAGGCAAGAGACCAAGGAGAAGACGGTATGGCAGCTGTAGGTAATGTTGTAATAAACAGATTAAATAAAAAAAGTTGGTATGGTGATAGTATACAAGAAATAATTAAATTACCAGAACAATTTAGTCTATTTAATGCAGAAACTAAACCAGATAAATATCCAAAAGACCAAAATTATATAGATACAATGAACGCAACTACAGACGACCCTTACTTTGTACAATCAATGGAAATTGCAAGAGGTATACTGGATGGTCGTATAAAAGATAACACAGATGGGGCAACACATTATTTTAATCCAGACAAAGCTGACCCTGTTTGGAAAGACAGTCCTAAAATGAAATCAATAAAAAAGATAGGCAATCATAGTTTTTATTTGGAGGGATAATGGCAGAGTGGGAAAAAGAAATAGCAGAATTAAAAACAGATGTTAAGTACATCAGAGAAGATGTTAACATCATGCAAAAACAAATAAGAGATTTAAATAAGACTAGTAATATGGGGCTTGGAGGTATTAAAGTATTCCTACTCATAGGTGGTATATTAGGAGCTATCTGGACATTTATGAAATTGTCCAATTAATGGAAACACTATTACTAGCAATCACAGGTTTTAATTTATTTAGTAACGTAACAGAAGATGGAGGTACAAGTAGTATGTTAGGCGGATTACCAGTAGAAATGATTACAATGCTAGGGTCTAGTGTATTAGGTGGGGTAATGTCCATCTGGTCACAAAGTATCAAAGCAAAACAAGAAGAACAAAAAATGTTATTGGCTAGAGCTGATAACCAAATGAAACACATTGAAAGTGCAAGAACATATGAGAACAAAGGTTTTCAATGGACTAGAAGAATTATTGCTTTGACAGCAGTGTTTATGGTTATTGCATATCCTAAATTTGTTCCTGTATTTTTTGATGTTCCTGTTATTTTAACATGGACAGAATTTGCAGGTGGATTTTTATTTTTAGTAGACCAAAAAGAAGTGTTGATGGATAAAGCATTTGCAGGTGTAATTATAACACCACTAGATACACACTTAATGTCTGCAATCGTAGGATTGTATTTTGGAGGTAGCCTTGTTAAGAAATAGTTTAATTATATTATTAGTATTACTTGCAACAACAGCATTAGGGGATTCAAATAATGATACAAATTCTCAGACAAATCAAACAGGTAGTAACACGCAAATTACAGGCGGTTACACATCGACAACAACAAATAACAACGATGGGCAAACAAACACAACAACAAATACGACAACCAATAACAGCACTACAAATGGGTCAGACATACCAGTCAACTCAGCTAATGCCCCTTCGTATTCAGCTATGTCTCAAGATGTTTGTAGCATGGGGGTTAGTGGCTCTGTATCTACTCTTGGTTTTGGCCTTTCTGGTGGTAAGCATGTCCGTGACCTCAATTGTGAACGAATAAAATTATCTAAAGTATTATACGATTATGGAATGAAGGTAGCGGCTGTGTCAATTTTGTGTCAAGATGAGCGGGTATTTTTTGCGATGGAAATGGCAGGAACACCTTGTCCATTTGAAGGTAAGATTGGTAAAGAAGCATTAGAACAATGGAACAAATATGATATTGAAAGACCAGACTACAACTCCTATGTATCTAAATTAGAAACACGTTCTCGTATTGATGCTGAACTTGCAGAAATAGCAAGACAAGAAGAAGCTAGAAAACTAGCAGAAGAAAAAGCTAGAAAAGAAGCAGAACTTGCTACACTAAAAGAGGAAGAAGACCTTAACGATATAATTATTGAAACAGATATAGAAACAAAAGAAGAACGAATAATTAACGTACACGCAGAATGAGATACTTATATTATGGGATATGGTTTTCAATAGCCATATCTTTTTTATGTCTCTACAGTATTGGTAATGCACAGACTGTAAATACAGGAAACGTTCTTTCTAATTCTACTTTTGGAACTGGAAACAGTACCACTACAACTGGTTGGTCAACAGATGGCGACCATGGTATTCACACTCATGGTGCTTGGAATGGATTTCCATATCAAACAGGCATGGATAGTAGTGGTGGTGTATTAGCATTTGAAGGACATGAAGAAGACAATGTATATCAAGATGTAGATTTAGTTGGCGATGGACATTTAACACAGGGAGAAGTTAATCAAGGATTTACCTCAACCATGGGGGCAGATGTATGGTTTTGGAACAGTATTGAAAACACACTCACTCTTAAACAAACTGTTACGGGCTCTGATGGTTCAGTGTCTACACAAGTTAGAGAAATAAATGACCATAACCCTAGTAGACCAGGTAATGGCGGCACGTTTACAAACTATACAAATGTGTATACTCAAGGCTCAAATACACAAACAGATTTTACAATAAGAGCAGAGCTATATAATGAAACTGCAGGTACAACTTATGATAACTATCATCGTGGGCCAGATGTAGATAATGTTACATTAGATATTACCTATACGTATGTACCCCCTATAAATGAAGAAACACAAGATGTTATAGATGATATTGACGAAGATATTTATGACATTGTAGATAATATCCCAGATGACTTTGATTGGAATACAGATGATTTATACTTTGAAGAAGAGTATGTAATTATTGAAGATGATTTTACATTTGATGATACTTTTAGTTTTGATGACGTATATATAGATGAACTACCTCCAATAGAAGAATTTGATATGGAGGTTTTTGAAGAAATGCCAGAGATAGAAATGGTATTTTTTGAAGAAGAATTTTCTGAACCCATGATGGTGACAGAAGAAATATTCACAGAAGAATTTGAGGAGGACTTTACTGAATTTTTAGAAGAGACTGGCATGGAAGAAGAGTTCATGGAGTTTCTTGAAGACGAAGGCATAACTGCCGAAGAATTTTTTGAAGAGATAACTGAGGAGGAGTTCAATGATGAACTTACTGAAGAATCTTTTGAAGAGTTTGAGGAACCATTGGAAGATATCTCAACGGAGGAAGAAAGCGTTCCAGAGATTGAGGAAAATGAGACAGAGACAGTGGAGGAAGTTACTGAGTCAGAACCAGTAGAAGAGGAAAAAGAAGTTGCAACAAACGAAACAACAGAAGAAGAAGAACCCAATAGCACAGAATCTGAGGACTCCGAAGTATCAACAGAAGATAGTGGAGAGCAAGAAGATATACAGTCGGAAGAAGTGGACACCAAAGACGGGGTTGCTACAGATGTTGCAAAGGTAGAAACAAAATTAAAAAACAATTTAAAAGCGATAGCAAAACAAATAGCTAAAGTAACAAAAGAAACAACTCAAAACTTAACAAAAGAGGATTTATTTTTTAAGAACAATACTTTAGACGCCTACAATAAAACACAATTTTATAAATCAAAAGATATATATACAGACCAAAGTATGGATTTATTTAATCAAATAGACCTAGGCGTCTATGACAAAGATATTTATAGTGGCGTAACTCTTGCAAGTTACACACAAAATGACCCTGTAGAAGTACATAGTGTACAATTACAGAAAGCACAAAACAAAACTAATAAACTAAAATTAGAATTGGAGGCTATGAAGAATGAAAATAATTGAAAAACTTAGTACATATGCAGCACTGCTTGGAGTTATTGGTGCTATAGGTGGTGGTTTTTACACCTGGGGCCAGTTTAATTCAAGGCTTGATGCCATTGAAGCTACACCTCCAGTAAATTTAAAACCATTAAAAGAAAAAGATAAAGAGCTAGAAGCAAAGATTGATGACGCTTTATTATATGCAAACGAATATAAAGTGGATTTAATTGATAGAATTAAAAAGGTAGATGATAAAATATTACCTACAGATTTAACAGTGGTATTTAAAGAGATAGGCAAAGTAAAAGAACAAATAGCTATGCTTAATATTCCAGACCCTGTAGAGTTGACACCTATTTATGAAATACTTACAGGTATAGAAAAAACTATAGCAATCTTGTCAAAAGAAAATGAAGTGCAAGATGCAGAGATAGAAGAAATAAAATTAAATAGTAAAAATCCATTAGGAGGATAGTATGCCACATAGACCTGGGCATGGTACACAACGTAGAAAATATGAAAATAAAGGTTTAGGTTCTAAACCAGATACTAGTGCATATAAACAGGCTGCACAATCTATGAAATCTGCAGGTATAAAAAGTTTATCTGGGGCAACTACATCTGATGAAAAGGGTAAACAAGCTAAACAAAAACAAGATGATTTTAGAAATCAAAGTAGCGGTAATAACAATAGTAATCAATCTGACCCTATTGTTCCTAAAAAGAAACCACCACCAGATAAAGAAAAAAAAGACGTTCAAATAATAGCACCTGGACAAGACCCAGATAGAGATGATAGACCTAAATCAAAAGGTATTATGAAATCAGACACTAAACAAGATAATGTCTTTGGTCTTGAATACAATATGGATTTGACTTTACCATCTAATACTTTGTTAACGCCTAGTGCTGACCAGTCTACAGATTTAAAAGTAAATCTACAAAATAATGATTTTAAAACTAATGTTACTAATACTATAATGGAATTTGTTCCTGCCTCATTACAAGATACTGTAGGTGCATCTTTTGTAATTGCAGAAGCGTACTTTAATAAAGGTATAGATTTTGATGTAGGAAAAACAGGAAAGGTAACTTTAGATTGGGCAGATGATTTTAGTATACAATATAACTTGGAGTTTTAAATGGCATTACCAGTAACAGACCAACTAATAACACAAATGATGACAGAAAATGTCAGAGCACAACCTACAGTTCCAATGGAAGGAAACGTATCAAGACCTATGATTGTGGGTGATTTGTTAAAAGCCATGAGAGATGTTAACTTTAGTCAGTTAATGGACGAGTATGGCAGTATGGCAGGACAAGCTAAATCAAAAACAAAACCTTTAACTACAGGATTAATGCAACAAGAAGGGCCTAAAGTTCCAGACACTCCTTTAGAAGAAACACAACAACAAACCGCACCAGTAGACCAACCACAACAAGAAGAAATTCAAGAAGAGATTGCAGTTCCAACACCTATGTCAGATGCTATGGCAATGAATACCATGGCCCCTACAGGGGTTATTGAACAGCCACAACAGACAGAAGAGCCTATGGGCTTGATGTCAAATGCTACGCAACAGATTGCGTAATTGCTCATCAAAGTAATGCGAATCTGCATTGCATTGATTCACTATAGCTGATATTAGATGGGCATAGTAGTCACTACCTAGTTCTTCTTGAACTGCTTTTACAGGTAATGACTCATGCCTTGTAATTAAATTACCATCATTATTTATTGACACCACAGTACTGAACAATATTGCTTCTTTACTTGGTGTCATTTTTTTTGTCTTGTTCTTTGACAAAAGTAGGATTTATTTTTGGGTCTAATTTTGGAAGTTTTGTAAGAACTGCAATAGCTTGGGCAACCTCACCATAAGGCTTAGTAAACAGGTATTTTAATACTGAATTTACTTGCTCTTGTGTAATTAAATAATTATTCATCCTTTCTCCTTTTTATGGGTTCTAAATTTTATTTCTCCTGCAATAGCACTATAAGCAGACATATCTACATATGTATCGTCACTAACTTGGCCAAGTTTAGTTCTAGCTACTTTTAATAATGCCATTAATATTGCTACATCATGTGCAGTTATTTCTATATCTAAATATGCTGACCATAATTTTGCAATGTTAGAATGATTATGTAGCTTATCTCCATAATCTTTTTGTCTGTCTCCTTCAACTAAGACATTTGCTTTAGACAAAAACTCTTTTGTTTTCATATTGTAACTAAATCCTTTATTGGAACTAAATATCCTTTTGATGTTAAGTTATCCCCTCCTGGTACAACTCTGTAATCTTTACTAACTAATCTTCTTAGTCTTGATAAAGGTATATGCACAGAAAACAAATGTGTGTCTTTTGCACTTACAATTTTAAATATCCAAGTATTAGATTTACTTGTGCGTATACCACTATCTTTTCCTCTTGATTGAAATTCTACATAAACATTACCTGTTTTATGTGCCATTCTATCTGTTTTTAATTCATACTTTTCAAGAGATTTCATTACCATCTTTTCATGTTTCTTTCCATACGATAAATCTTTTTCAAATTTAGTTATAGAAAAATCACTCTTTCGTAGTTCTTTTATATCTTCACTTTTATTCTCTTTTATTTTTGTTTTTGTCAATTTAACCTCTTCTTTCGTTCTTCTAACATTTCAACTAAGTCTGCAACTAAATTTTGTTGTGGGTTAGATAGTGACTCTACACCTGCTTCAAATATTAAGTCTGGATTATCTAATGCTAATTTAACCATACCATGTGCTATTGTCAAAGCAATGTTATAATCACTAGTAAGTGGTGGTATATTAGGTTCAGTTACAGCACAACTAAATCCTTTTTCTGATGGATAAATTGATATAGTTATCCTAGCTTCTCTATCTTCTCCGTTTTCTATCATAGTTTTCCTATCATCTTTAAAAAATGTTCAGCATCTAGTATAGCTAGAGGTTGCTGTTTATTCATTTTAATTATTCCAATTGGCGTTTCTCTTTTATCAGAGTTTGATTTTGCTTGGTCTATTATATCATAAATACCTTTAAATGTCTCTTTGTTTTTACATTCAAAAGAGTATGGTATAATTTTCTTTGCAGTATTAGATAATTTTATATCAGCACCAGTCTCTCCCATTACAGCACACTTAATATCATTTTCATCTAAAAATCCATTGTTAGAAAATATTTTTAGTAATGTATCACGAACCCAGTTCTGTAATCTTCTACCTTTTGCTTTTCTACTCCGAACTGTCGTCATGCTTTTCTCTCCTGTTATCAACTTTAGTATACCAATAATACTTTGGACTAATAGCTTTTGATTGTTGTTGTGGCAAGTACTCTAAGTTTTCCCAACATGCTTTTTTATATGCACAGAATGTGCATTCTTTACCTAGTATTTTATTACCTGTAGGCTTTTTATTAAAGTATTCTTCTTCATCTTCAAATAGTCTTTTAAATGGTGCGTCACTATTTAATGTGCGTAAATCTTTTTCTACTTGTTCTAGTATTTTATTAGACGCTTCTTCATTATTGATTGGTGTCTCTAGTACTGACCATTCTCCTGTAGATTTATTAATAACAATCCATCCACCAAAGTCTTTTCCTGTAGCTTTTGCGTACAAATAACCTTGTGCAAGATAGCCAAAGCTATCATTTTTAGCAAGAGATTCATACCCTGCATCCTCTCCAAACTTATATTGAAACGAATATGGAGACGCACTTTTAATATCCCATATCTTGCCCATTATTTCTACGTCATAAGTGCCGTTTATTGCGTCATTTTTAAACGCATGCGTTACTTTTTCTTGCATGCTGTCTATTTTGATACCCGATGATTTAAGGACAGCCACAGCTAACGCTTCTATTAAATCTCCTAATATAAATCTCATCTTAGAATTATATGATGGAGTCTCTGCTTTTGCACCCATCTTTTCCATTTGTAATTGACAAAGAGGTCTACCAATAGAGCTCATACGAGGTCTAAATTCTTTATCTCTTTCTTCAGAAAATTGTTTTATAAATGCTTGTTTACAGGCTTCGCCAAACTCATTTACAATAGTGCTAGAAATAGGAACAGAGGCCTTATTGGCCTCCGTTAAAAATAATTGTACTCTGTTTAAAATACTAGACAAGCTATGAAGCCAACACCATTTCGGGGTCATCTTCCATTTCATTAATTACTTTGGCAGATGCCGCATCGCTTTCCTTATTCTTTACAGCATTTTGATATTTTTCAGATACTCTAGCGTTCTCTTCCTCAATGAGAGCACGGAACATATCCATGTGTTCTAAGTCTTTTTGTGTAAAATCTATTTCTTTACTATCAACAGAGATTTGGGAAACATAATAGACATTACTACCTGCTTTTTTTCTTGTTGTTTTTAAATTCAACAAGTGATTTTGCATGAGACTTTCTCTACCTTTCAAACTCTTTAGAGCTTCTCCTATTGGAGTAAAGTTAGAGCCAGTTACACGAAATAGTACAGGCATTGAATCAACAGTAGCAGGTTCTCCTTTTGGGGTTGTACCATCAAATGAAACTAGGCCATATACTAAACGATAACATTTAATATTTCTTTGTGCCTCTATTTCAGCTTCACTAAGTTGTTCTTTATCTTTGCCTATCACTTTACCACAGCGAACACCGCCATTAGTATCTATCGGTTCATCTTTCCATGATTTAAATATCACTGATGAACATGGATAGTTATTATTGTTTGGGTCGTATTCCATGTATTGGTAGCTATTTATAAAAGGCCTAAACTGAATTGGTTTATCCTTTATGCTATACACTCTGTCCTCTATTGAGGAATCATACACAGTGTACACACCTGCTGCTAATGCATTACCATCATCATCTTCAGCAGACCTATTTATTGTAAGCCTTGATAGTGTGCCCGAACTAATTATCGAGCCATCATCTTGGCCTGTCATTTGCATTATCTCTTCTTTACTTAAAGAGTTAAATGCTTTCAAGTCATTTACCATTTTACCTCCATGGTTAAATTTAAACTATACTGTATCATCTGTGACATATTTGTCAAGCATAAACTTTGGTCTCTAGCCAATTAGAGCCTACTTTGATTTCGACATCAAGAGGTACATTGAAGTCAATATCATACATGTCTTTCATTGTTTGTACAACCTTTAAACAGCCGTTGGCGAGGCAGGAAGCGACAACCTTCTCCTCTCCAGGATATACATCAGCCACTATGGAATCATGCACTGTATTTATAAGCAGGCTCTTTGTATTGTTTTCTTCTAGTAATTCTTGTATGTTAATACAAGCTAGAGGAACAATATCAGCCGTGGCAAATCCCTGCACAGGATAGTTTTTTATCTGTGTAGAGAAACTAGAACCACCCCAAGGCATTCTTTCTGCTTTTGGAAAAGCATATTGTCTGCCACTTGGTAGTGTAACAACCTTTCGTCTTATCGCTTCATCTTGTAATTTTTCATGCCATACTTTTATATCTGGATATTTTTTTAAGAAAGCAGAATAATATTTCTTTTCATTTTCTGTACCAGACATACCACCATACAAAGGTTTAAAAGTATGTGCCTTTGCATTCTGTCTTGAACAACCAATAATATCAGCAGTGTATTGATGCACATCTACGCCATTCTTAATATCTTTCATACCCTGTTTATCTTGCGCAAGAAACACAGCAGTTCTAAATTCTAATTGTGCGTAATCTATTTCCATAATACTACCGCCATCGAATCTAGATGCAATAGCTTTACGAATAGGAAATGTATTACCTCTTGGTTGATTTTGAAAATTAGGATTACGACTAGACAGTCTGCCTGTAGCTGTAACTGTCTGCATAAAACTAGGATATAAATAATTTTTATCTGATGTATGTTTCTTTATGCCATCAATAAATGTATTCAAATAAACTTCTAATGCGTTGTACCTTGTAATTTTATCTACAAATGTTTTTAGAAATTCATCTCCTTGTCTTGCCATCTTCTCTAAAGTATTCTTATCTGTTTTAAATCCACCCTCTGCAACATCCATAACAGAATCTGGACTAGCAGCAAATCCTGCTTTGTCTTTTAAACTAGAATAAATAAAACCTTTTGCATCACAATCAGCACATCTACTTAAATTTTTATATGGCTGACCATTTGTTTTAAGTTTTCTAATCACACCTTTACCAAGGCACGCCTCACATTGACGTGCTTTTGTTTTTTGTACAGGTTCTAATTGACGTGCAAAAATTTGTTTTAGTTGTGTGCCTGTAAGTCTGGGTCTTTTCTTTTTCTTTTTAGTGACAGGGTCAATACCTAGATTAAAAGTTTTAGACCATAATTTTTTATCTTTTACTTTTACACCATACACTAACCAAGATAATTGCTCTGTGCTTGCAGGATTAATTTTAGTATCACCCATTCTATTGTAAATAATTTCATCTATTTCTACACGAAGTTTATCATGTTCATTTTCAAACTCTTGCTGTAAATTATCTAATGTGTTCATATCAATGTAAATACCATTGTCTTCTATCTTTGCTAACACAACTAAAAATCTACACATAGTTTTTAAAGTATTAATTAAATGTTTATGCTGTGGTTTTTTTAATTGTAACATTTGTGCTTGATACAAAGACCTAGTTGCTTTTACATCTAATCTTCCATACTCTTCTACAATGCGTATTGGTATGTTTTCAAAAGATACTTTGTCTTTTATATATTGTTCAGTTAAATCAGATTTTTGTATAACACCTCTGTATGCACAACAATCTTTTAATTTTAAACTTCTGCCAATACCTTTATTCATAACATACTCGCCAATCATAGTGTCATAAACTCTACCATCATATTTAAAACCTGTTTCCCATAACCATAACAAATCAAATTTTATATTGTGACCAACAAGAAGTTTTGTCTTATCTAGTATGTCTTGTACTTTTTTTCTATCTGGCACATCTTTGTATTCTCTATGTTTAAAAAATACATACTCATCATTGATACCAATAGATACTAAAAAATTATTTGGATTTTTAGATGAAGGGTCTAAGTTACCCTCGTCTGTTATTTGAAAACTTGTTTCAACATCAAATACAGTTATCATAAATCGTACCTCGATAGTTCTGGTATGATAGTACAAACTAACTGCCCATGCCATCCTGTTATTTTATTTTTACTTATAGCCAAACTTCTAATCCTTTCATCTGTATCTAGTTTATCTCTATGACCTACGCCTATAATAACATCAGCCTCTGCTGCTTTACCTGTCTTACTACCCTCCATCATGTCAAAAGTTAAATCAAACTTACCATGACCATCTGCTGATGCTTGTGATACTGCTACAACACAGCAATTGTTTCGTTTTGCAATTTCTCTTGCACCTGTGTAAATAGCACGAAGTTTCTCATCTGTTCGTGCAAAAGAACCTTTTACATTTACCTTATCTAATTGGTCTACAACTAGAATATCTGGTTTTTCCTTTTGGACAAACTCATCTACATCATCAAGAGACCAATCAACTGTGTCAAGTATTTTAATATTTTTTCTTATTTCAGCCCATCTTCTATTTGCTTCTACTTTATCTGCCCTAATCTCATCAAATGTCATGCCTGTATGTGCATTAATTAGTCTCATTTGTGTACGAACTGCAGGCTCTTCATTGATAAGTGCACAAACTTTAGCACCCTGTGACGCAAATCCGTCAACTCCCGAGACTAAATTTACCCAAAACGCAGTCTTACCTGCCTCTGGTCGTGCAAAAATAATCACAAGATTGCCATCACCAACACCATTTACCTTGTCACGAAGTGGTTTTAAATTAAATTTCCATTTAGTATTGTCTTTCAATTGGTCTAACAAGTTATCAATATTACCTGTAACATATTCGTACTCATTTACTTCTTCAAAAGTTACATCTAAATGTTTTTTTATTTCACTAAAATCAATATCACTGCCATTGTATATATCCGTTGCTATTTGGGCTACATGCTGTGCTATACCTCTTTTAAATAAAGAACGAATAATATTCTGTGCTATCTTTTCATTTGGTAACTCGATATCTTTTATTTCATTAATCAGAACATCAAAGTTATCTCTTGCAGCTTTAGAGAGAGCAGGATTATAAACTTCTAAATGTAAAGTAGAAACTTCTCCAATACTTAAATCCTGGTCTGAATCTTGATGTGCACTTTGTATTGTTTCATACAATGCACCCGTACCATTTGTAAAAAACTCTTTTGATAATTTACTTTTATTTTTATCGTAAAAATTTTTATTTAATAATAATTTAATTAACTCCTTTTCCATCATATCGCTTTACTAATATACTTCTTACCCTTTCCCAGTTGACTCTATCACGCCACTGTGCATTTGTTTTAGGAAACCTCAATGCTTTCTTATCAAGTTTCTTTTTTACTTTCAATATCTTTCTATAGCACTTTGTCTTTTTCATTTCATTATACTATAGTCATTACCATAACGCCAATCGTCAGTATCTTTACACCACCAACAAATACGATTGTGGTTGCCTTGGCTTTTAAAAGGTTTGCTACACCTCATACAGTTCCTCACTTTCTTTTCTTTTTTTGATTTAGGCTTAGAATAATTATAATAATCTGGCCACTCAAACTTTTCGTTTGTCATTCTTTTTGTTTTCCCTTAAAGTTTCTAGCCACATGTCTTCAAATGTGGCTATTGTTTTCTTTAGATTTGATTTTGTCTTTGCTTTTTCTTTCAAATGCATATACAAAAAATCAACTAGCAAGTCACGAAACTGTTGTTGAAACATTTGTCTCATGCCTTACCTCCTAGTTTAAAGTATACTTTTTCTACACTTAAATAATCTGTATCTGAAACAACTTCTTGAGGATAACAAGCTAATTCGTCTAATAAATCCGCAAATAGTTGTAATGTATCTTCATCTAGTTTTTTCATTCCGTGATTCATTTTTGCTCTTTCCATTTTTTTATAATTTGTTCACCTGTTGAATCATCAATGTAATAGACGATATTATTTATAGTAATATAAACACTGTTCTTACTTCTAACATCTATTATCATCTACAGCTCTCTGTTAATATATTCTCTAACAGAAAAACCTAATCTTTTGATATGATATATAGCACCATCAGATAAAGTTTTCTGTCCTGTTAGTATAGCAAATCTTTTTGCACGTTCGCACACAGGATAAATTAAATCATTGCCATAAACGTTTTTCTTTTCTACATGTATAGTATCTTTTTCTAGTTTTATTTCTTTCATTGTAGTATACTTTCTATTTGTTGTTCATTAAAATACTTTAAATCATCTTGTAGTATTTTTACTTTTGTAGGCATATAATATCTTAACTTATTGCTTATGTCAAATGCCTTAGATGTTGCGTCTCTGTCAAGTGCAATAATTACTTCTTTAAACTTTTTTCTAATTACAGGAATAAAACTATCTGGTAAACTTGTACCCATCAAAGCTACACCAGAATACAAATGAGATACTGCACAGGCACTAGCACAGTCTTCTACCAGGATTGCTTTTTCTTTTTCACCGCATATGAAAGGATAAGTCTTGTCGCCATAGATGTACCACTTTGGATAAACAGATGAGTTTAAACCTCTACCAATCGCACCTTTTACTTTTTCTTTTTCTTTTATTAAAAATACAATCCTATGTTGCTTTACATCATACATGAAGCTAGCTTTTCTTTTTTCTTTTACTTTCAAACAATTATTCTTTCGTAAGTACTCTATGCACTTTGGTTCTGAATGTATAGAAATAAAACTAGAGGGAACTACAAAATCTTTTTCTTTTTCTTTTTCTTTGTCTTTCCTTACTACGGTTTCATAAATCTGTTCCATTGACATAGCTTCTTGATGTTTGCCTTTGGCAGAACAAGACGCATGGAAACAATACCACATTAAATCTGAGCTATTCTTTTTTATTGTGAGAGTATTTGTGTTATGACAAAATGGACAATCCATTCTTGTATCAACATCTGTATTGGGAATTAAAGTTTTTATAATTAATAATTGTTGTGAGTAGTTCATGAGGAGGGTATACACTAGACCAAAAAAAAAGTCAAGGCTGCCAAACACAAGGAAAAAAAAGCAGCCTTGACTTGTAAATCAGTAAATCCCGAGTTTATAACCATACGCTAGCTATGGTCAGCTAGTCAATGTCTATCCTAATAGGACACGTTATCATCGATGCAATAGCCTAATTATGACGCTCATTTACTGAAACTTAAACTTATGTGAGGAGACGAAATATTTACTTTGAATCGGATTCAGAATCTCCTCACATAAACTTAAAGGGGGTAGTGATAAGCCTACCCCCATAGGAGATTTATGCAATGAAAGTATATAATACCTTATCAAGTGGCTTATGTCAAGCCACCATTTTATCTTTGTTAGTGATAAGAACAGTAACTTTATCCATAAGCTCTTGCTCATCTTTTTGTTGTCGTGCCAACATGTCTTGTTGAATAACACTTTGAGATATAGATGACAAAGCCAAAGCTGTACCTGTGCCAACAATCTTATGTCGTACATTAGAAGCCTCAGTCCATACTTCTTCTACTGCCTCAAGTGTCTTGGAAGAACGAATAAGCTCTGCATATGCCTTGAACTTTTCTTTCATCTCTTCGTAGTGCTTATGCCATTTGAGACGCACTCGTTCTAATGCAGATAAGTATTTCTCAAACACAGCCAACTCATCTGATGAAACAAGCCTAGCTCGTTGATGACATGAATGCCTACTCTTTGGAACAGTAAAAGCCATAGACATATCATTATCATCAAAAAACTTTTGTTGATATGCGTCTATCTTATCTTTTATATCTCGCATCTCTTGATGATATGTAGTCATACGCTTACCATTGTAATCTTTTTCATTATCATCAACATACTTATATTTGATTACATCAATACCATTAGCCACCATATCCTCGTAGTACATAGCAATCAAATCATCTCTTGATAAATTACCTATCTCACGCTTTGATGAGCCATAACGATAATAATTACCATAACCACTACAAGCAAAGTTTGTGTAAATAGAACGCTCATCTCTTCTAGCGTTATATTCATTTAACAAATCATCTCTATCAGTAAACCAAAAGCATGACTCTTCTTCTGTTGCATCATACTTTGATAATACATCTAGGTCTGATTGAGGTGTAGCATTGCCAACTATTTTAGTTACAATCTTTTTGATTTCTGGAATAATATCCTTGACCTCTTGGATTGCCTTTTGCTTTGGCTCAGACCACTTGCTAGGTGTCTTAGCTATTTGTTCTTGAGCATACGTATACAATATAGGTCTGCTCGTAGTTTGATTTAACATTGTCTTAGCCATTTTTTTTCCTTCTGTTAATGGTTAATATTCTTATATAATACACTAGCCTAATCGTTATGTCAAACTAGCGAAACTTACTTGCAAGGTTAGACATGTATTCTTGTATAACTTCTGTTATATCTTCTTTGTTAATAAACCTTTCCCAATCATCATAACTTGCATCTACATGACTGATAACAGATTTTAATTCTAAGTCGCCTTTGTTGGCATGTATCATAGGTAGACTTTCATATATCTCATCAATCATTTCTTCTCGCTTTTGTTCTGCGTAATGTTCCCATCTTAAATCACTCATGCTTTTCCTTTCTAATGTTTGTGATAGCTAACATTCTTGACCTCTTTGTTCCAACAAGCTCGGCAATCACGACACTCATTGTCTTGAAACCTAGATGGACAATCATGCCCAATAGCTTGTTTGTTGTGATGCACTGTTGAAGTATAATCAAACTTCAATGGCTCTCCATCAATCATTGGACTAGATACTCTAACCAAAAGATTATCTGGAAACTCTTTGTATATCTTGAGATAGTCAGATACAATCTTAACTTCTCTTGTTGGTAGCCAATGCTTGATTGTAGGTGTACCATTACAAACCATTACAATCTTTTCTAGCATAGCCATATCGGCAATGTCGCCACTATCAAACCAACGAAAGTATCCAGACTTGGCTGAATACCTGTTGACCATGAAAGTCATGGCTTCGACAAAGCGTGGGTGTTTGAAAGCATCAAACCTTTTTTGTAATCCTTGTTGCACAGTAGGGAAAAGATAATTACCTTTCATAGCATAACAACCATGACAAGTAGTGCCTTTTACTTTGCGTAACTTACTGCCTGTCTTGCATAGCTTGGCAGGCGTATTGTATGTTGGACAAGGCATTTTACCTGCCCTGCCTAACGATACCATAATGTCTTTTGCTTCTTGTAGTTTCATATCAATCTTTTCCTAACGCTAATAATAAAAATATAAATAAAGTAACTAAAATAATAATAAAATAATCCATTGACAAATTCCTATAATAATATAAAATGTATAAACCCGTACTCGGGAGGCTCTAATATATGCGAATAGCATACTTATGTCAATCGGGGTCTGTTCCCCCATAGGACTCTCTAACCCATTCAGCTTCTATATCTTTAGCTTGGTCTTTAATATCATAACAATCATTACATATATTCCAATACATTAATAAAGTTAGTGCCTTGTATTTATCATCAGCATACTTTTCTATAAACTCATACCTAGTCATAGTCATAGCATCTGGTATCATGTAATCTAGTTTTGCAATCTCTTTGTCTAACTCTTTAAATCTTTTCTTATCCATATCAATATCCTAACTTGTTTTTGTCTACTAACCACATGTGTTTGACTTTTGTTTTTTCTACATCATCAAATATAACTTCGACTTTGTATTCTGTATTAGCGTTCTCTTGTGCAAGAGGTGTACCTTTTTTTGCTTTGACAGGTAAATAAAATGTCCACACATTATCTTTACAACTGCCATCATGTTTATCAAAATTAATTTTCATAACTACCTTTCTATTATCTATTTATACTATTTTTTATTGTTTATGTCAAATGAAAAACCCCAGAAATCTGCCGAAATCTGGGGCTACTTTCTCGGAGGAATGAGAAACTTTTATTTATATAATGCTAGTATGATTGTACCTACAATAATTATTGTTATAAATATTAATACATCAAGCATATACCTATACTCGCAAACACAGTCATAAAAATTAATGCTGTCATTATTAAACAAACAAATATTATTCTTTCTGCAAAAGTCATGCTACCCTCAATACTTTTTTTATTTCAGATAGCTGCTCTTGCATTAGTGAGTTATCTTGATTGTTTACTTTTGAATATGCTCTAATCAAATGATGTATCTGCATATCAAATATACTTATCAAACTGCCTTTTGATTCTGAGTAATACATAAACTCTTCATCTGGTTCTTCTGCTGTCATTTGCAAAAGTATGTCAGCAGGTATTTCTTTTTTATGTATTAGCTTTTCCATTTGTATATATTCTCGTAGTGTCATTAGTCCTCTCTTTCTTGATAGTCTACAGTATCAGAGTATGATAAACCACAATCAAAACAACTTGCGTGTACATCACTCCAGTTTTGTTCTGCATCATGCTCATATTTTTCTTTATGATAATCGCCCTTGCCTAATGCGTATATATCATTATCATAAACAAAATGACCATTGAATGTTGTAAATAATTCTAACTGTTCCATGTTAATCCTTTCTAATTCTTGTTATAGAATTTTTTTTAGTTCTAGAGTGTCTGCCGTACTTGATGTATAACCACATCATTGTTAATAATAAGTTTTTCATGTTGGTATTCCTAAAATTAGTATTGCCCCTCCAAGCCACACACAATTAATCAGTATCGCCCAGAGTATTAATTCAAATATATTCATAGTCACCTCGTTGTTTATTATGTAATAATATCAATGATTTAACGTTATGTCAAATCGCATTACGATAAAAGTCTCTTGACTTACATGGGCTACAAAACCTATCAAACTTTGAATATGTTGTATAAGTTTTATTACACAGTAAGCAGTTAGACTCTCCATACTTTTTAAAATGTGTAGCGTATGAATGTCGAACTTGTCGCCTTTTGTTTTTTGATTTAGATAATTTGTTTCTATGCATTTTACCTAACACAGAATTTCTTGTCGTGCCAATTTTTTCTGCAATCAAAGATGCTTTCACACCTTGCGTGTATAATTTTTTGGCACGAACAAAGTTATCTTCAGTCCAACTAAACATCTTGTTCCTCTCTCTCCATTTTGTATTCTAGTTCCCAATACATAGACTTAGATATTCTGTTAAGCCATTTGGCTTTACTCTCATGAGCAACATTAGTTTTAAGTCCAATGTTTTTTCTAACATCTTCTAAAGTGATAAGCATTTCATTTGAGTAAGCAGATAGCTTAGTAATAAACAAATGACGCAAATAAACTTCTTTGTAGTTTAACTGTGTTATCTCTCCTATACCTATACCCATACTACCCCAAGCTAAATACTTTGTAGCAGGATTGTATTCAGAATACTCTTCGCCTGTATCTTCATCATGTTTAGTTACATAGCAATAGTTTTTCCAATCGTATACTTTTTCTACATCTACTCTTAGTGACATTTTGTGTCCTTTCTGTTTGTTATTACTTATAATACTATTTTTCTTTTGTTATGTCAATTATACTTCCTCTGGCATAACTCATAACGTTTCGGCATATATCGGCAGAAAACTAGGATTTTTATTTTCAGTAACGCCGTTACTCACTTCGCTTTTCCTTTCGTTGTCTACGGTCAGCCATACTACTGTCATACTACGGTAATCTCAACTACGGTAAGTAGTCCTACGGTCTCTATAAATACGGTCACAAAAATTTTTAGACGTGAAAAAACCGCCCTTAAAAAAGAGCGGTTTATATTATTATTATTTAATTATTTTTTATTTGCTATTTTAACAGTTGTATCAACGACATTCCCTTGACTTGTTAAAGCTAGACCAGAATTTTTTTCAAACACTTTTCCAATAGTATTTTCTAAAGTTTCAAGATGTTTTGCAAAATCTGATTTAGTATCATGCCCTAGTAAATCAATTATTTCCTCATTGTTTAACTTGATTAAATATTGATTTAATTCAATGATTACTTTTTCAAAGTCTGTCTTGCCTTGCCCTTTGGCACTTTGTCTAGTTCCGTCTGGGAATATTTGGGCAAAATGACCCTCTCTTAATTCGCCAATAACAGCGACTAAAGTATGATTGTCATTAGGTACTTTTTGCCCTTTTAAATCTGGGTCACTGATTTCTGGTTTAAGAGTTGAATATGGCAAACACATTTCGCCATTGTCATTTAATTGATACCCTTTCTCAGTATCGTTTTTTTCTTCAGTAGTTGGGTTAACTGCATAAAATAACAATACTGCATCTTTAACAGCCCTGCCAACCTTAGTTTCAAAAGATTTAATTGCCATTGATTGCCCATATTTATCCTTTTTTGAGCTTTCATATTCTGCAAGTTGATACACCTTATTGCGTAAAATCTTGCTAGTCCAACCATCTTTAGCTAAATCTGTTTTGTCTTGTTCCATAAATTTTACAAGCAAATCTCTCAATTCTGCTAAAGTTGTTTTTTGGCGTGTTTCTTCTGACTTTGAAGAACTTTTTAATTTTTTAACAAAATCTGCCAATTCATCTTGAACAGGGTTTGTTAATACTACTTTATTTTTATTAGTCATAAGTTTCCTTGTGTTTAATAAAAAGCTTAATTGCTAATTATTATAAATATATCATTATAAAAACATTATGTCAAAATTATGATACTTTATAAAATAATTATAAAATATATTTGAGTAACGGCGTTACTCGATTAGTAGTTTCCAAATAAATTAATTATTATTTCTCAATAGTTCCATGAGGTTAATACATACAAATTTATGCTTTACCTTGTGGGCATTTACTAGGAAACTACAAAGGGCAAATGTGCTTGACTTTAATTTTCTATGCGTTACCGTAGTGCTTGCACTACTACGAATAAGGCAACCTTTGGTTGCTCAATAGAATACTACCGAACGCAGTGAGGGCTACACAGGGGGCATGGGGGGTACTCCCATATGTATACACGTGGTTATGCTAAAAATACTAGAATCAACTGTAAACTACTTTAGCGACACCTTAAGGGGTAAGTTTCATTAAGACGTAGGGTCTCCCTTTAGGGGGATAATTCATTATACAGGCAATATCAGAATTGTCAATCAAAAATTTTTCTTTTTCTTTATTTATTACTTGACAGAAATGCTCCAAACGCTATAATAGTCCACATGTATTTTTTATTTGGCAACATAGCACACACGCTTTAACGACCATTAAGGCTATACGCCATAAAAAATACACTTTCCATTGGTGGGAGGGGAACTCACCACGACACAAACACGAGTTCCACAAGTTATACGCCAATGGAGGACAGTTTCTCTATTGGTTTTCTATACTCAAAACTAACGGAGAACAAAATGACAACAACACAAATGATTACAGAACTAACACAAACAGTATCTTCATTACAAAAAGATGTAGATTACCTTTACAAGAAATTAGAACAGGCGTATGACGACAGAATTGCACTTCGTGCAGAGAATGCAAAGCTCAAAAGACCAGAAACCGTCAAAGCAATGGACGTTCCTGCAGAAGAAGAAGAATGCATAAGCTGTTCAGCCTAAAAGAAGATATAATTAAACAGAGTCAAGAGTACTATAATGCTACAAACAGTGCAGAAAGACAAAAATACAAAGAAAATCTGCAAAAAACGTTTAAAAAGTTTCATAAATTTAGAAATAGTCAGATAAATGACTATAAATTCGTGGAAAAACTAATAAAAAATATTATTTAGGGAGGAAACTACATGATGTACGGAAAAATGGGTAAGAAACCTGGAAAGAAAATGATGGGAATGAAGAAAAAGATGGGCAAAGGTGCTACACCTAAAGCTAAATCTACTATGACTAAGATGAGAGCTGATAAAAAAGCCAAAAAGTCTAAGTCAATCTATGCCTAGTTCACCAAATTACAAAAGAAATTACAAACAAGAGGCTAGCACAGAGTCACCTCTTCGTAAAAAGAAGAGGGCCATGCGAAATAAAGCTAGACGTATGGCAAAAAAGGCAGGCTTAGTAAGAAAAGGTGACGGTAAAGACGTTCACCATAAAGATGGTAATGCCATGAATAATAAACGTGGTAATTTACAAGTAAAATCAGCAAGCAAAAATCGTTCCTTCCCGAGGACTAAGTCTGCCTCCAAAAAATTTAAGAGTTCATAATGGCAAGAAAAGGATTATACGCAAACATACACGCTAAACGGAAACGTGGCGAGGCTATGAGAAAGAAAGGTGCTAAAGGTGCACCTACTGCAGCACAGTTTAGAAGGGCAAAGCAGACTGTAAAGAAAAAGTAATGCCTAAAATTTTAGATAGACTGGTAAAACAGTTGAGAGATAAAGGCTTTAATAAAAGTTCTTCTTATGCTATTGCTACTAGCCAATTACAAAAATCTGGTAATTTAAAAAAAGGCAGCAATAAGGCAACAGCAAAAGGCAAGGTTAGAGGTAAGATGACACCAGGACAAAGAGCTAAAGATAGAGCATCTAAAGCATCTGGAAAACCTGCATCATCTTTTAAATATAACAAAAAAACTAATAGGGCTACGAAAAGATAATGAAAGAAGCACAGAAAAGAAAAATAAAGAAAGTAGCAAAAGCACTTAACAAAGCTTCACGTTCTCATGCAGGACAAGCAAAAACTTTATCTACTTTAACTAAAAGTAAATCAAGATACTATGGCAAAAAAAAGTAAGTCAACTGTAAACAAAGCAGGTAACTATACTAAACCTGGTATGCGTAAAAAAATTTTTAATCGTATTAAAGCACAGGCTTCACACGGAACCGCTGCAGGACAGTGGTCAGCTCGTAAGGCCCAGGCTTTAGCAAAGGCTTATAAAAAAGCAGGGGGAGGATATAAATCATGAAAAAAGTAATGGCAAAGAAAACTAAAAAGAAAAAGTTTCCAGATATGTCTGGCGATGGTAAAGTAACCATGAAAGATGTTTTAATGGCAAGAGGTGTTATTAAAAAGAAAAATGGTAAAAAAACAAAAAAGAACAAGGTAAGAACATAATGTGTGAGTATTGTGGTGGGAGCTGTGGTGGTTGCAGAGGCTAACCAATGGCAGACCCAAAAGTAGGAACAGGTAAAAAACCAAAGGGTAGTGGAAGGAGATTATATACAGATGAAAATCCAAGAGACACTGTTAAAATTAAGTATGCAACTGTGGGCGATGCTAAAAAAAGCATTGCAAAAGTTAAACGAGTTAAAAAACCATATGCTCGCAAAGTTCAAATCTTAACTGTATTAGAGCAGAGAGCAAAGTATGGTGGTAAACCTCAACAATCAAGATTGGCTAAAAGAGCCAAAGCTAGTTTAAAGAGAAAACATGGCACTGGCAAAAAGTCAAAGAAGTCTTAAGGCTTGGGGTAAACAGAAATGGAGAACCAAGAGTGGTAAGAAAAGTTCTGAAACTGGTGAAAGGTATTTACCAGAGAAAGCTATTAAAGCTCTTTCTTCTTCTGAGTATGCAGCTAGTACTAAAGCTAAAAGAAAAGCTAAGAAAGCAGGAAAGCAAGTAGCTAAACAACCAAAAAAGATAGCAAAGAAAACTGCTAAGTATAGGAAGTTTTCGTAATGAGAAAAGAACATAAAAGCCCAACAGGCGGATTAACTGCAGCAGGTAGAAAATACTTTAAAAGAAAAGAAGGTGCTAACTTAAAGCCCCCAGTTAAAAAGGGAGTCAATCCACGAAGAATTTCTTTTGCTGCCAGATTTGCAGGAATGAAAGGGCCGATGAAAGATGAGAAAGGTCGCCCAACGAGGAAGGCACTAGCCCTCCGCAAATGGGGATTTCGCAGCGAAGAATCCGCTAGGAACTTTGCAAAGAGACACAAGAAGTCATAAGTGGCTTATTTAAATCATAATCTACCACCCTTTAGTGCGTATATTAGAAATGAATATTTATACGACCATGAAAAAGGGCATGGAGATTTTACATTTGCAGATGTGCACACAGTAAATAGTTTAGAAAGAAGAGCATTATTATTTGAATGTTTATTACCTAATGGTGTAAACTGGACAAGAAGACCAATACATGCATTTTGTTGGAAGAAGGATGCACCAAAGCATCCACTGAATATACATATGTACTGGGATTGTTTTTCACCTTATGTAGATGTTCAAAGAAGAAATAGATTAGCAAATTGTAGAGCAGAACTTGTAGACTACAAAGGTGTCAAAAGAAAAGGCACGTACATGTTTACAATAGATTGGGCATGGGAAAATAAAGCAGGTATGTTAGATACAAACTTTAGTGAAGACCCAGAACATAAATGTGCACACATGTTTAGAATGGATGATGGTAATTTTTTTGCATATCCAAATAATAGAACTGTGTGGTATGATGATGCTTTTATGGAAGAAAGACTAACAAATAATCCTGGTTATAAAATAGACCAGAATTTTTATACTGTAGAGAATACTAGAGAGGAAGACACGAAGACTGATGATTCATATATGACTCAGTTTGAACGTCCTTAGTGAAATTATTCTTTGACCATATCGCAGGTAAACTTACTAATTACGATTTAATATATTCGTTAATACTTGCAGAGTTTGAGCCACAAGAATATAATTATGCTCTTGATAATGGTTGGATACCTCTATCTTGGTACTATACAAAACTAGATAGATTAACTTGGATTAATGCTAGAAGTTGCAGATTAGATTTATCTAAATTTACTTTTAGTAAAAAACAAAAGTATACATTAAATAAAAAAAATGTATCTGTAAAAGTAGAAGATAATCCAAACAAAGATACATTAGCTAATATATATAAAAATTATATTAGGCATAAACAATTCTACGAAAAGAATAATGAAAAAGAAAGTGAAGAGTTTATGCGGGATGACCCCCTAGATTGGAAATACTTTGTGTATTATTACAAAGATGTTCCTGTAGCATTTACAGAGTTTATGATTTTAGATAATCATTTAATTACAGGCCAGTTCGCTTGGAACTATGAAAATGAAAAACTAGGATTAGGAACATACGCAACACTGTATGAAATTAAATGGTGTTTAAATAATAGCATAGACAAATATTATTTATCTTATGCCTACGAAGAGGCAAGTTCGTATAAAGCTAAATACGATGGCTTTGAATTTTGGACTGGCAGAAAATGGTTGACAGATAAGAATATGTATGTACAATTATGTAAAGAGGATAGTAAAATAAATAACTTAGTAAACTTAAACGATTATCAAGAAAAATATTTTAAAATTACAAAAGAAGACTAATGCCAATATACGAATATGAAAATACAAAAACTGGAGAGGTATTTACAAAATTATTACCTGTCGCTAAAAGAGACTTTCCGTGTAAGAAGCGTTTTGTTAGAAGAGTTATTACTGCTCCTAACCTATCTCTTATATCAGATGTGGGTGGAAAAGAAGATAAAGCCAGAGAGCAAATACTTCAAGCAGCAGAAGATGGATACAAAGAACGAGAGATAAAAGAAGAATTAGGTATAAAGAAAAACCCAGATTGGGTAAAAGAAAAAAGAATACAAAAGAAACAAAAGAGGCAATGGCTATAAATGCTACCAACTAAAAAAGAAGTAAAAGAATTAACAGAACAACAACAAAATTTTATTAATGCATTGTTTGGAGAGGCGTTAGGCAATCCAAAGAAAGCAGGAGAGATTGCAGGATATGCACCTAGCTCTTATCCTAAAGTTGTTAAAGCATTAAAAGATGAAATACTAGAAAGGGCAGAATACTCTTTGGCACTTAACTCTGCAAAAGCAGTAAAAGGTTTAGTGGATGCACTAGATGAAGATGGTAAAACTCCTGGTGTTAATATTAGAATGGAAGCGGCCAAACAAATACTTGACCGTGTCGGACTTGTCAAAAAAGACAAGATAGATATTAACGCACAAGTTGCTCATGGTATATTTATATTACCACCAAAAGATGCAGCGAATTAAAAGGAAAGCAAGAGTAATACCATTTGGCTATAAAGAATCTGATGACCCAGATTATATTGAGCCAGTGCAATTAGAACTAGATGCACTAGAAGAAGCAAAAGAATATTTAAATAATTGTTCTTATCGTGAGGTTGCAAGATGGCTAACTCAAAAAACAGAAAGACCAATTACACACACAGGTTTAAGAAAAATAGTTAATAACAGATGGCAGACATTGAACCACCTAAACCAAGAAAAAATCTTGGAAGAAAACGAGGAGTCCAACAAGCTCCCAGAGTTCTCAGCGTAGAAAGTAAAGCTAGAGCATCAGCTAAACGAGTCATTAAAAAACAAGATGACAAGATTAAGAAAGCTACTAACGATTTACATAACGCTAAAAAAAGAAAAGAACGTATTCTAAAAACAGATGATGCGTTAAAAGGAAAAGACTCTGCAGTTTTAACAAAGGATGAAGTAGAACAGCTTCCGCCAAATGTACAAGAACATGTTGAAGATAATATAATCTTTCAACCAAACGAAGGGCCCCAGACAGAGTTCTTAGCAGCTTCAGAAAGAGAAGTGTTCTATGGTGGTGCAAGAGGTGGTGGTAAATCATACGCAATGTTGATAGACCCACTTCGTTATTGTGATAAAGGAAGTCATAGAGCGTTGTTAATTAGACGTTCAATGCCAGAACTTAGAGATATGATTAATCATTCTCAACGTTTATATGGTCAAGCATATCCTGGTGCTAAATGGAGAGAGCAAGAAAAAGAATGGCGATTCCCATCTGGTGCTAGAATTGAATTTGGTTACGCAGAAAATTTAACAGATGTTCTTCGTTACCAAGGTCAATCGTATACATGGATAGGTATAGATGAGTTACCTCAGTATCCTACTCCAGAGATTTACAATTTCTTACGTTCCTCCCTAAGAAGTGTAGACCCAGATATACCTGTGTTCATGAGAGCTACAGGCAATCCAGGTAACGTTGGCTCACAATGGGTTAAAGAAATGTTTGTTGACCCTGCAGAACCAAATTCTGCTTTTGATGTAAACATAAGTACAATAGTAGGAAATAAATCTATAACAAGAAGATTTATACCTGCAAAGTTACAAGATAATCCATATCTAATGCAAACAGATGATTATCTAATTATGTTGTCATCATTACCAGAAGTACAACGTAAACAGTTTTTAGAAGGAGATTGGGGTGCATTTGAAAATTCAGCTTTTCCAGAATTTAGCATTCCTACTCATGTTGTTGAGCCTTTTAACATCCCCCGCAGTTGGCTCAGATTCAGAACGTGCGATTGGGGGTATTCATCTGCGGCTTGCGTTCTCTGGATTGCAGTGGACTTCGATAACAATTTCTGGGTATACAGAGAGTACTACACCCAAAGAGTTACGGCAGACGTTTTCGCAAAGCAAGTTCTTGAACGAGAACAAGGTGAATATATTAGATACGGAATCTTGGATTCTTCAACTTGGTCAAGACGAGGGGATGCTGGCCCTAGTATTGCAGAGACGATGATTAGAGAAGGTTGTAAATGGAGACCATCAGATAGGTCACCACGAAGCAGAGTAGCAGGTAAATTAGAATTACATAAGTTATTATCGAAAGATGAAAACACTGGGCAACCAAAACTAAAAGTATTTTCTAATTGTATAAATCTAATTAGAACATTACCAATGTTACCAATAGATAGAAACAATCCAGAAGATGTAGATACACATGCAGAAGACCATGCGTATGATGCTCTTCGATACGGGGTGATGAGTAGAACTGTTCATCCAAAAAGTTATGAAGCAAACAGATATACAGAAAAAGAAAAGTTTAAACCCTCTGATAGAGTTTTTGGATACTAATGCCTAAAGCAAAGTATTGCGATTGTGTTAGTACAATACCAAGTACAGTAAAGATAGGTTATAAAAATTATAAGCTAGAAGAATGGAAACAAACTGTAGCTAGTGCAAATGAAGCACAAGGACAATTTTTTTCTAAAGAAGGTGTCATAGGATACACTTCTGATGAAGAAGGTGTTTCTCATGCTAATACTATATTGCATGAAATAATACATGGTATTATTTATCAATGGAATATAGATGTAGGAGAAAAAGAAGAAGCCATAGTTAATGGTATAACAAATGGTTTAACAACTGTTTTTGTAGATAATCCAGATTTAATGGGGTATCTTAAAAATAAAATTTTGGAGGAATAAATGCCAGAAGATGTAATGAAAAAATACAAACAAGGTGAGCTTCCTGCTGATTATTCAAAAGATGCACCAGTAGGACAGAAAATTGACATGTCTATTCATGCCAATGACGAAACAAGACCAAATGATTTTCCTAAACAAGGAAAGAAAAATAAAGTAGACCCTGCTGTTTTTAGAATGGCAGATGAAAGAGATTACTAGGAGGAAAGATGGAAACACCAATTAAAATGAAAATGTATAAACAAGGTGAGATGTCAGAAGTAGCTGATGGTGCACCTGCAAAAGAAAAACCTCAAGCGGGAATGTTAAAAAAATATTCTCATGCAGAGCTTTCTAATGTGCCAGATACACCACCTGCAAAAGAAAAACCAGATGCAGGCATGTTAAGAAGATATACTCAAGGTGAATTATCAGACGCAAAAGAAGCAAAGTAAAAAATGGTAACTAAACAGTCAGCTGATATTTTAGCTTTAAGCGACACTGACGAAGATAAACAACCAACATACGAAGTTGCAGGTTTAGCAGGTTTAATTAAAGGTAAATTTACTGAAGCCGAAGATGCTCGTAGGTTTGATGAAGAACGTTGGTTAAGAGCGTATCGTAACTATAGAGGAGTCTATGGTAATGATATGGCTTTTACAGAAAGTGAGAAGTCAAAAGTATTTGTTAAAATAACAAAGACTAAAGTTCTTGCAGCTTATGGTCAATTAATAGAAGTTCTATTCTCTAGTGGTAAATTTCCAGTAGGTGTAGAACCTACGCCTATACCAGAAAATATTGCTGAGTACGCACATATAGCAGAGCAAACTAAACAACCTAAACAACCAGACAGTCCGTATGGTTTTCCAGGTGATGGTAATGACTTTAAAAAAGGTTCAACGTTAAATAGTTTACTTAATGGTTTAGAAGAAAAGTATAGAGGTGGGAATTTTGTAGAAGGCCCTGCAACTAATGCTGCTAAAGAACCACAGATAAGCCCTGCTGAAGAAGCTTCTGCTAACATGGAGAAAATGATTCATGACCAGTTAGAAGAATCTAGTGCAGTAAATGTTTTACGTCATGCTTTATTTGAAGCAGCTTTACTTGGTACAGGAGTTATTAAAGGGCCATTTACTTACGAACAATCAAGTCATAACTGGGTTAAAAATCCAGAAACAGGCAAGAATGAATATAGCCCAAGAACAAAACTAGTACCAAGAATAGAATCAGTATCGTGTTGGGATTTCTATCCAGACCCAGATGCTGTTACTATTGAAGATGCAGAATATGTAATTCAAAGACATGTATATACTCGTTCACAAATACGTGATTTAATAAACAGACCTTTTTTTAGAAAAGAAGCAATACGTTCTGCTCTAGATATGGGGCCTAATTATGAAGCTCGTGGCTATGAATCTTCTTTAAAAGATAGAGAAAGCACTAGTGAATACGATAAAAATAGATACGAGATATTAGAGTTTTGGGGTACATTAGATGCTGACCTTGCAATGGAAGCAGGTTTAGAACTAGAAGATGATATGGACGACATGGATGAAGTCCAAGTTAATTGTTGGGTATGTAATGGTGAAATAATACGATTAGTATTAAATCCATTTACTCCTACAAGATTACCTTATTTAGTTTGTCCATATGAAATAAACCCATATCAATTTTTTGGTATTGGTATTCCAGAAAATATGGATGATGCACAAACAATTATGAATGGCCATGCAAGAATGGCTATTGATAATTTAGCACTTGCAGGTAATTTAGTATTTGATGTCGATGAGACAATGCTAGTACCTGGACAAGATATGAAAGTATTTCCTGGTAAAATATTTAGACGACAAAGTGGTATGCCAGGCCAAGCAATACATGGGGTTAAGTTTCCTAATACAGCAAATGAAAACTTAATGATGTTTGATAGGTTTAGGCAATTAGCTGATGAATCTACAGGCATTCCATCGTACTCTCATGGTACTACAGGAGTACAATCAACAACTAGAACTGCAGCAGGTATGTCCATGTTAATGGGTGCAGCAGCTCTAAGTATAAAAACAGTAATAAAAAATATTGATGATATGCTTCTAAGACCTTTAGGAGAAACTTTATTTTCATGGAACATGCAATTTAATGAAGATGCTCCAGAAATAAAAGGTGACTTACATGTTAAAGCAAGAGGCACAACATCACTGATGCAAAAAGAAGTAAGGTCACAAAGACTGATGACTTTCTTACAAGTTGCATCAAATCAGAATTTGGCTCCGTTTGTAAGATGGCATTCTATATTATCTGAGATTGCAAAGTCACTTGATATAGAACCAGAAAAATTAATAAACGACCCAGAGAAAGCGGCAATCTTTGCAAAAATAATGGGGATGGCAAATGGAAATCAACAGAATCAAAGCAATAATCAACAGCCCTCAATGGCCGATGATGGAGGAGCTCCTACAGGAGCGGATGCAGACGACATTACAGGCGTTGGCGGTGGCAACATCGGAGTTGGAGGTGTACCGACTCCAGGGGAAGATAGCTTCTCTGCAGGAACTGATGAAGATGAGGGAGCAGCTTAAGAGAAAATAATATGTATTACAAGGGAAACACTATTGGATTAAATTATGACGCAGCTACAGGTAACTGGAGTTTTAGCAATGAACCAAACGACTTTATAGACACTAACGCATTTAGTACAGCAGACCCAAAGTTTGACTATGTACCTCCGTCTAATACAACTCCAGATGAACCAGAGAATGACCCTTGTCCACCAGGATATAAGTATGATAGCAGTTTAAAACAATGTGTTATTGACCCAGACTATCAAAATCCTTTTGCTGATGAACAAACACAAACTACAGGCGGTGGTGGTGATACTACTCCAGTAAGAATAGCAGGAACAGATAGAAACACTACAGATAACAATTTTATTGCTACTGATGATGAATACAATAACATGAGTGCAAGTGAGTTAATTGAAAACTATAAACAACGTGGTTTTGTTAAACTAAATGATAAAGGGCAATTAGTATTAGATTTAAACAGAGTCCAAAGAAAAGGTGGAGTGCTAGATGTCTTACTAGGTAGAATGGGTAAAGAACAAGTAGAAGGGCAAGCCTCTCTTGATAAAGTTGTTAATTACTTGGTTGATAAAAATATAGTAAATCGAGGTGATATATACGTAACTGATGAAAGAGGTGGCACTGGAAATTATACTTTTAATAGTCAAGTTATTATACCAACAATAGAAAAGTTTGAAGCAGATTATTATGGTATACCATACTCTGATGTTATAGCTCCAGGTTTTGGTAATAAAATATTTGGCACAAAAGAAAGTGTACAACAGTTTGATGATTTTATGGCTCAAAAATTAGCAGCATTTAGCACTGTTGCAAATAATGCTGTAAGTAATTACACTGAAGATAATTATCTAGCAGCTTCTGGTATAAAAGAACAAGAAGAAAAAGAAAAAGCACGAAAAGCAAAAGCTGACGCAGATAGAGCAGAAGCAGAAAAAGAAAGAAAACAACTTCAGCTTATTGAAGAACGAAAAGCTCAAGAAGAAAAAGAAGAGAGAAGAAGAAGACAAGAAGAGTTTGAAAAATCTGGTGGAGAAATAACAAAAAGAAGAAAAGAAGAAGAAAAAAGAAAATCAGATTTTGTAGAACAACAACAAGAAACACGAGGTAAATCTAAAAGTGAAGCTGAAAGAGATTATGTAAGGCAACAAGCAAAAAGTATAGCTGCTCAACAATCTCAGTTTAAAAAAGATACTGCAAGAACACCAAGCGGTAAAAGTTACACTCAATCAAAAATAGAACAGGCTGCTAGAACGGGTAGATATAGCGGATTTTAACATAGGAGAATAATATGGCAAATGGAATGATGAACGACCCAAACGCTCCAATGGGAGGCCAACCTCCTATGGGAGAAGCACCTATGGGTGCACAACCAGAAATGGGTGCAGTAGATGATGCTGTGCTCGATATGCATTTAACAGAGGATGTTAAAAAGGCATTACAATCAAAAGGTGTAGACGTAAGTGCTGTACAAGATAGAGGCCCGAAAGAGCCTGTTATTGTTATACCTGTTTCAGTAATTGTAAACAGATATCAAGCAGGTACACCAGAAGAATCAATGAAACAATTTGTGCAAGACATGACGGCTAACGCTCAACCGCCTGCTGCACCACAACCAGTTTCTGCTCCGTCACCGATGGCAGCAGAAGCTCCTAATCAAGAAGGACTAGGAGCACCAATGAATAGGCCACCTATGACTGCATAGTCATAGCCCCAAAGCGACTCTAGGCCACCTGTTTTCCAACAGCACCAATAAAGGAGAATAAAATGGAAGAAAATAAACAAGAAGAGATTCAAGAGGAATCTCAACAAGAGGCTTTTCTCGAGCCTGTTCCTTATAAACGTAAAGTTACTAAGGAAGAAGCAGAGGACACAGCTACCGTTTCAGAGGACACTTCTTCAGAAGAAGAAGCCACTCCAAAGGAAGAACGCCCTGTCAACGCTGAAGAGAAAGTGTTTAAGAAACGTTATGACGACCTTAAACGACATTACGATTCTACAGTCAATAAGCATAAAGACGATGTTGAAAAGTTAAGACTTCAGTTACAAGAAAATGCTGACAAGATTAACTTGCCAAAAACAAAAGAAGAAGTAGATGCATGGAGACAAAAGTATCCAGATGTTTATGATATTATCGAAACTATCGCTTACACTAAAGCAGATGAAAAAGCTAAGAAGGTTGAAAGCAATCTTAAAGAATTAGAGAGCCAACAAATGGCCGTTCAAAAAGATAAAGCAGAAGTAGAACTATCAAAGCTACATCCAGATTTTAGTGAAATAAGAGAAGACGATAAATTTCATGAATGGGTATCGAAACAAGACTCTACTATTCAAGGTTGGTTGTATGAAAATACTACCAATGCAAAATTAGCAGCAAGAGCTATAGACTTATACAAAATGGATACAGGATATGGTAAAAAGAAAACTGCTAAATCGTTAGAGGCATCTAAATCTGTTACATCAACTAGTAAACGTGAAGTAGATACTTCAAACAAAAAAATGTGGAAGATTAGCGAGATAGCTAAAATGAAACCACATCAATTTGCAAAGTATGAAAAAGATATCGACTTAGCTAGAAAGGAAGGTAGAATTGTCAATGGTTAATCTTTAACTGTCTATAGGAGGACAACATGGCAATATCAAAAGCGGCAGGTTATGATAACCTACCTTCGGGTAATTTTTTACCTATTATTTATAGTCAAAAAGTCCAAAAGTTCTTTAGAACTGCATCAGTAGTAGAAGATATTACTAATACTGACTATGCAGGAGAGATTGAAAATTTCGGAGATACAGTTAACATTATCAAAGAGCCAACAATCACAGTAAGCTCATACACAAGAGGTGGACAAATCAACATCCAAAATTTGGCTGATGACCAACTCCAACTTACTGTAGACCAGGCTAATGCATTTGCATTTAAAGTTGACGATATCGAAGAAAGACAATCTCATATTAACTTTGAGGCTTTGGCTACTTCTTCTGGAGCATACGCTCTAAAAGATTCATACGATGAAAACGTAATTGCAGCAATGTTTTCGGGTGCAGGCACCACTGTAGGTTCAGATGGTTCTGGAACTGACACAGGTTTCGGTTCTTCAGAAACTGACCCAACAGATATTTTAGCAAACTCTGCTAAAAGATTACATGCAGCAGACGTACCAACAGATAACAGATGGTTCTTAGGAACTCCAGAGTTTTACGAACAGCTTGGACAAGCTAGTGCAAAACTAATGGATGCGTCTGTTACTGGTGACGGAACTTCACCATTGAGAAATGGTAACGTCATGGACGGTCAAGTTAATGGTTTTAGACTATATATGACCAATAACTTTGCGGCATCATCAACTTCTAACTATTTTAAAGTAATGTTTGGACACATGTCTTCAACAGCTACTGCAAATCAAATTGCAAAAACTGAAGTAGTTAGAGACCCAGATTCATTTGCGGACATCGTAAGAGGTTTGCATATATTTGGAAGAAAAGTACTTCGTACGGAAGCACTTTTTGCAAGACATTTATTAATTGATTAATAGGAGGGTATACAAATGGCAACAGTAAGTAAAGTAACTGGTGGAACTAGTGGGCATCCTTCTACAAGAAGGAAACCATATTATGTGGAAAACACAATCGACAATTCTTTGTTTGACCCTGCAAGTGGGGATGTAATTCAAGCATTGAATATTCCTGCAGAGACTATGATTCTTAATGCAGGTTTAGAAGTATTAACTGCGGCTTCTTCATCAGTAACCTTTGATTTAGGTGATGGTGATGACCCAGATAGATACGTTGATGGTGACACAAATGCAACTGGACATGCGGCTCCTGTAGCTCATGCATCTAACTCTGGTCATGTGTACGGCTCTGCTGATACACTTGATGTAACAACAGGTGGTGCACAAGATACTGCAGGTAAGATTCGTGTCTATGCAATTATGTGTGATGTTAGCGGTTCAGATGAAACTGCTTCAAACACTTCATAATTATAATGGGGGCGTTTTAGCCCCCTTTACTTTTTGTAAGGAATATAATGACTAAATGGAATATGACAGAAGGGCAAACTACTACTGATAATAAAGTAATAGCTACTGGAGAAATAATTACGCCTTTCTATGAAGATACAAATATAACAGAATTAGAAAAAAGAATAAATAATTTAGAAAAAAAATTAGATACAATAATAAATTTATTAAAAAATGATTAAAGTAGCTATGGCGATAATAATAACGTCAATGCCAAACTGGCCCTCAGTAAAATATCAAGGGTATTTATATCCAGACATGGATACATGTTTATCATCTACTCAATTATATGTAGAACAATTTAGAGCGTACGCTGATAGTCAAGGAGATTATGATGCTTACTTTGATTCTATATGTTTTGAGGTTGATTCATATCCAATAGAAGGATTTAACAATTTAGAATTAGGAATATAATGGCAACATATCTAGTATTATGCAATAGAGTTTTAAATGCACTAAATGAAGTAGAGCTAACCTCTGCTAATTTTAGTAGTAGTCGTGGTATACAAACTTCTGTAAAAAATTTTACTAACAGAGCATTGCACGATATCTATAATGAACTAGAAGAGTTACCAAGTTTACATAAAGAAACAATACAAGTTACTAATGCAGGTCAAAGAGAATATGCTCTACCTACAGCTAATTCACCACAGACAGGTGATGCACAATGGCGTAAAATAGATTGGGATACATTTTATTTAAAGCCAAAAGAATTAATGACTAATGGTGAATTTACTTCTGACATTAGTAGTTGGACTACAATAGCAGGGAGCGGCAGTGCAGCATACAACAGTGGTGGTAATGGTAGATTACGACTAAATGATTTTGCGGCACATCAATCTATATCAACAGTTGTTAATCAACAATATAGATTACAACTTAGAGTATTTGATTCTAACAGTGTAGGCCAAGCACTAAAAGTACAAGTAGGAACTGCAGCTGAAGGAACACAAAATTTAAATACAACAGTAACAGTAGAAGATTTTGGAGAGGGTGCAGTATTAGATACTACATTTACTGCAACAGCACAAACAACTTTTATAACATTAAATAATACAGTTACTACAACTAATTTAGATGTAGATTATGTACGAGTATCTAGAAATATAGGAGTGCAAAGATTAAAGTACATTTCTTATGATGATTATATAAGACAATACGCAGAAAGAGATAAATTAAATTTAAGTTCAGTACAAGGTGAGCCTAGATTTATATATAAAACACAAAGTGGTAAATTAGGATTATCACCTGTACCAGATAGAAGTGATTACGAAATAAATTACGAATATTACAAAGAGCATACAGAACTATCGGCTTCTACTGATGAACCAGATTTAGATGATAGATATGCAGATTTAATTGTATCAAGAGCAAGCTATTACACATATAACTTACGTTCTGACCCAGAACATGCAATGATAGCTAAAAAAGAATACGAAGAAGGGTTAGATAGACTTAGAACAGATTTAGTTACTAAACAAGAATACATGCGTGATGATAGAGTAAATCTACGTTATTATGGTAAAGGAGTTATGTAGTGCCAAATACTTCACAGATAACACCTAC